CCGCCCCAAAAATCAAAGCAAGTATGACCGCTAAAGCTACCTCTAGCACTCTTTTTTTACCGATCCTAAAGCCCATGATTTTTCGAATTACTAGCTCACTCATTGCTTATTTCCTTACTTTTTTCGTTATCTTGCGACACGCATCCCATTAAAAGCTCCTCGCAAGTTTTATAGTATTGCATCAACTCGCGCGCGGTTTGCATATTTTCATGATCGTATTTTGGCTTATTTGGCATTTTATTTATACAACGTATCGGAACGAATACGTCTTTATACTCCGTTCTGATGATAACCTGCGGATCTTTGCCCCCGCACCCTGCTAGCAATAGCCCGCTAGCAATCAATGCAGCTGTTCGGAAATTCCGAACAGCTCGAACGGCTTTATTTATTCGCCTCATTCATTAGCTCCTCATAGAATTTTAACTTTTCCCTGCAAGCGGCATTTTTTGCCGGCACGGCCAGTTTTTCAAATCTCGCCTTTGCTCTATTTGCCGCCCTTATCGCGTCCTGCTTTTTGACTTCTAACTGCTCAAATTTAGCGTTTTGCAGGTCTATACGCATATTGCACTCGCTCACGTTCGCCGCGTAAATTTGATTTGCTGCCTCTTTGAGAGCTAGTTCTTTTTCGGTTTTTTTTAGTTCGTCTTTGACGTCTTGTGTCTCGGCTTTTGCGCTATTTAGCGCGCCGTTTAATCGCCAAATTTCAATCCCGGCGCCGCCGAGAGCTATCAGCATGGCGACGCCGACGGATATTAGAAATTTGACATTTAAAAGCCCCATTTTACGCTCCTTTCAGTAGTTCTACCACGATGACTACGACCAAAATAGTCGTCGCGATAACTGCAAATTTCATTGATGCGCTCATTCTTTGACCTTTCTCATCGGATGAAACGCCCATACTGTTTTAAGCACCTTTTTATCGCCGTCTTCGATAAATTCGTGCCAATTTTCGGGATTTGCGCCGGCTATGTCCATGAGCTTCCACCCCACGTAAATGCGGCAATAAAAGCCGCTTAAAAAGCCCGTGTATCTTATCTCGCGGTAGTAGCCAAAACGCTCCCGTCCGTCTTTTAGACGGCACTCTACCTTGCAAAAGCCGCTCTTGCGTCCTTTGTTTTGCGTGATAAGCACGTCGCCTTGGGTAACGACGCTAGCAGGCTGCACATCTAAGACTTTGACGCCTAAATATTTGACGCTAAAATAGCCTATTCTATTACGCAGTAGCCAGCAAAGACGGGCGAAATAAGAGCGGTTTTTAGGCGGCGGGAAATGCTCCCGTCTCCATCCGCCGTCACCGTTTATGGCCGCGCTTTGCCCGTCGTAAAAATCGTCCGCATCCTCAAACCATCGAAAGCAGCGCGGTAGATGGTCGTCACTTTCTTTTATAAAGAGTAGCGCGATCGGCACCACGAAAAAGGCAAGTATCTCAAGCGGAAGCTCGATGATGAAGTTCCTAGCTACCGTTAGCCATTGTTTGAGTGTTGGTTTCATTTTAGCCCCTTTAGCTCTTCGTAAGGGATGATTGTTTCGTAGAAATACCCCTTATCGGCATCTGAAGCATTAGGTAGAAACGCTATTTTGAGGCCTTTGGCACTCTCTTGCGCACAAAGAACATGCACGGGTAATCTAACCGGATTTTGACCGTTTACTAGGTCAAAAAGATCTGTATAAACATTTTGCGGCTTATCTGAAGAGATGTTATTATTCATAAAATTCCATCCCCTACTTGTCCTTCGAGCTAAATACCTAGTGCTTCTTAGGATCAGTATCTCTTCGCCAAGTTCGGCTATAGGCGGGATAGGGCAAGATAAAAGCTCTTTATTTTTATATATCTTAAATCTGTCTTTAAAATTCGTAGACGAGGTACGAAAATACCTGATATAGTAAAAATCATCTCCGTTTCTAAAGTATTCGCCGCACTCTGCGACAATATAAAAACCTATAAGATCGGATCCATAAATATCAAATCCGTCAAAGGGCGTGTCTGAAAGCGCAACCTCTTGCGATACTAGTTTTTTCCCGCTTTTGCTTATTTTAAAGACTTTTTGCGGATTCTCGTTATTTATCTTAGTTCTGATGACGTAATCGTCTATAACGAAGCAAGGATGGCTATATGAGCCAAAATCTAAAACCTCTTGATCGTCGGTCGTATAAATTTTCCCAATGTAGCTACGGCTACGCCATAGAGGGTATTTCGGGGCAATATAGCTCGTATATGCGTCATTACTCAGTATCGTACCTCCAGCTTTTTTCCATTCGCCATTCGCTGAATTATATACATATATATCCTGATCAAACGACGTATCCATTTTACGCCCAAAATAATGCTCGTCTCCTATGCAAAAAAGATACTTAAACTCCCCTTGCGAGCTATTAGTTGTATTTATCTTCGCCATAGGTTCGTAAGCGCCGAAATACGGCGTAAAATCAGTAAAGACTGGGCTAAGCGTCTGTTTGCTTGATTGTGCCTTTGTTATGGCGTATTTGTCGTTTATCAAAACGAGTCCACCCATAATAGGGTAGTCGGTTTTATCGGCGGTATAGAAAAATTTGCGCGTCCATTTTTCGTTCGTCGGATCTTTGATAAATTTATTTAAAAATTCGCCCTCCTCAGCGCTTTTTTGATTTTTGTATTTTTCAAAATCCTCTATTTTTAGATAAACTTCATCGTGATTGTGCGTCTTTGGCGCATAAAGCTCGTTTGCCTTAGTCTCTACCAAAGCGGCGTCAAATTTAGTATCGACGTATCGGCGGGATGCAAATTTGGAGCTCTCCTCGACGGTCAAATTTATAACGCCGGTATCGCTTAGGGCGATATAAAAGTTTATCGTTAGGTCTTTCGCCGCACCCTCGCTTAAACGCGGCTTGATCGTCTCAGGCACGTTTGCGACGGCAAAAAGCTTATCGTCTGCGCCGTAAATGCCTACCTGCCTGATAACAAATCCGCCCACGCTAGCCTCAAGTATACCCTGGACTATTACGATATTGGCATCATCCTCTTTGACTCTAATATCGCTAATGCTAAATTTTTGCGCCTCCTCGGGCAATGTCTCCCACTCATCGCTTATGACGTCTTTGCTTTGACCTACGCCCATTTTCGTGAGGCTGATTTGCTCTCTATCGGCGATAGCCTTTGAGATCGCCGCTTTGCCTAGTTTCGTGATTATTGTTGCGTATGACACTTTTTCTCCTTTGTTTAAATTTTGATTATCTCATCTATCGTTACCGCGCCGCCGCTAAATCTTGCGGAGGTTGATTGCGTGCTTAGGTTCTTGCTTTGCATCGGCGGCAAATTTACGTCCTCGATAAATTCGCAAATTACCCCGCCGAAACGCTCTAAATTTAAGCTAATATCTCTAACTTTATATGGATAAATGTTAATTTGCTCGCTTTGAGCATAAGCCGCGCTCGTGCTTAGCGGCGCATTTAATAGTAAGCTTGGGATCTGAGACGGGAACAGCTCTAGCCTCTCTTTGTCCGTTTCGTTAGCGCCTATAAAAACTTCGCTTTTTGTATTTCTAATAAGATTAAACCCTTTAAAAACGCTGCGGACGTTTTTGTATTGTTCTATGAGCGTATCGAGTTTTTTATATCTCGTCTCGTCAGTGCTATCATCTTTGAGATCTATTTCGACCTTAAAATGATAAGGCTCGCCGCCGTAGCTAAACCACTGCTTTAACGTGGAGTCCCCATAAAATGACTTTAGCGCCTTTTGAAGAGTAAAAAACGTTCCCTCAAAAAAATAGGTTTTTAACGGCTCGTCTAGGAGCTTCTTTGTTTCCTCTAGGCTCTGAGATGCCGGCTCGACATCAAAGGTCTGCGCCAAAAAAGCGCGGTTAAAATCATCTTGCTCATAAAAAAAGCGCTTATCGAATTTAAGCCATTCGCGCATTTTTTCGCCCAAAACCTCATCGACTCGAAATAAAGTATCGTCGTAAGTTCTTAAATCGATCATCAATCTGCCTTCAAAATTTGCAAGCTATTTAGGATTATGAGGCTGTCTCGGTTTGAGCTTGGGATCGGCGTTTTGATCTCCACTGCGTGAGTATTTTCGTCAAACGCTATCTCGATAAGCTGTGAAAAATGCGGAGTAAAACCGATGTCTAGGTTCGCAAAATAATCCCGCAGTTTCTCGTCGGCATTTTTGAGCACCTCGGCAAACATATAATCTTGCTTTAGCCTGACTTCGATAATGAGGTCAAATTTGATCTGCGTCGCCTCTTTCATTAGGATATTGTCGGTAAGAGGTACTCTATCCTTTAGCGCTTCGGTTATTTTTGCTTCTGCGATGTTTTTCTCATATTTTGAAAAATACACGATTTGCACTACGCCAGGACTTAGCCGATAAACGTTTGCTTTCGTGATGCCTTCGATGCTTAAAATATAAAAAAGATAGCTTTTTTGGCTTCCCGCGGTGCTAAAGCGATGCATTGCGAGTAAAAATCTATTTCTTAGTTCGTCGTCGTTTTCGCGCGCCTTAAATCCGCTAAATGGTTTTGTCATTTTGATTGTTTTGATGTAGATATTCGGGATCTCCAGCGTCGTCGTTTCGTAGTTTTCCTTAAAATACCCGCCCGCTTCGATCTTGACCGTCGCCTCGTCTGCGATATTTGCGTCTTCAAGCAAAAATGCAAAGTGCCCCTTGCCGTCGGTAAATTTGCTGCCTTTTGGTAAAAAAGTAGCCGAATTTACGCTTATTTCAAGCTCGGCGATCGGCCTTACCTCCTCATTTCGTTTGATTCCGATTAGCGCCACTAGCTCGTCAAGATATTCGCCGGTGCTAAAATTTAGATAGTTATTCGCCACCTTGACGTTAATCAACTCAAAAAAATTATTTAGCCGATATAAAAATATATCGATGAGCGTCATGTAGTCGTCGCCGACTAGCGGGATATAGTCTAGTTTGCCGCTCTTTTGTTTAAACTCCTCGATTATGCTTTCGCGCTCTTTTTGGATGTCTAGCGGCTTGATAAACTGCGGCACTCTTAAAGGTTTCATAAACTTAGCCTCACTTCATTTTCATTAAATTCGCCCTTTCTCGTGTATCCGATTTTGACGTCTAAAATATTATCCGCTCGCGGCGTGAGTTCGATTTTAAGATTTTCCGCGCGAGGCTCGAAGGTTAAAATTTGAGATTTTATATCGCGCTTTAGCGCCAGGAGCTCGCTTAGCGTCATCTTTTTATCGATATACCTATCTAGTCCAAACGTCGGGCGCAGTGTTTTTGTGAGCTTTGAAGTTTTGCAAATGCGCCGAATATTCTCAATTTCGTTTATTTGATACATCATTTATCCTAAAAAATCAGGCGGCGAAAAGGACAAAACGCCGCCTTGTGGCTTTAACGAGGACATAATATAAAAATATCGTTTTCTTTTATACAAGGGGGGGGTTTTAGGGGATTAGTGCGAGTGGTGAGG